TTTGATTGTAGATCTGCGGATCGTTGCCTTAATGATACTATTTCGTTTTCGGCGTTCCTTATAACCTCAACCCTGGCCTGCTCTGCCAACATCAACCTGTTTGCGTGTTCTTCCTGTGCTTCCCATTGCCCTTCCAAGCTTGCAATTATCATATCGTGCGTGTCTTGATTAAATGCTTCCAGGCGCGCTTTTCCCTCATCAAGTACACCCTGTGACGGCACTCCCGGCGCTCCCACAACGCCTGATGGATCTGCTTGCGACCAAGCCATGTTCGGTGGTGGTGGCAATGCCGGCATTTTCCCCATTAACTCGGGAAGCGTTCGCCAAAGCTCAACCACCAACCGTAACGGTTCAAGCAACACTTCAAGCGCTATCCCAACACCCTGTATAAACCCAACCACGTTAGTTTTTACAAACTCACCGTTTGCCTCAATCCATTGGTTCATGCGCTTGACAATTTCGGTTGCAAACGGCAAAAGCTCTTTGCCAATTTCAGCGGTTAAATCGCTCAAATTAGCATTTAATTTTTTTATTTGATTCGCATAACTCTCCGACGTCCTTTCCATGTCGCCGATGGCTGCCTTTGAACCTTCCATCATAAGCACATAGGCCGCCTGCGCTTTATCCCCTGCCGTCAATTCTTGCTTTGTAGCGGCCAGCCCCATTTCAAGGGCTTTCTGTGACACAACGGTTTCTTTTAAAACGACGCCGTATTTCTTCATCGTTTCAAAGTTGCCAACCAGGGCGGATTGAATGTCCAGCATAACCCGCTCTGTCGGCATATTGTTGAAGCTGCCAAGATCAGCCGCCAACTTTACGACCTCGTTTGACAGCTTTGCAGCTTGCCCGGCAGCCACACCCATCGGTACAAGTAAATCCTGAACACTTGACAGATATCGCATGGCCTCTTCACGCGACATTGCAAAGCTATCGCCCAGGATCTTCGCGTTTTTTTCCGCAAGCTCTGCCTGGCCAGCAAACACGACGGAAAACTTACTGGTTGTTTCTTCAAGGTCGCTGGCCGCATCAATGGCTTTTTTCATGCCATAAGCAGCCGCAGCCCCAAACGCAACAGCCGCCAGGCCAAGACGCGCAAAATTAATGCTGCTGAAATGATGCCTCATGCGGATGCCGGTTTTTTCCGTCATGGTTTCAGCTTTTTTAAGATCGCGCTTTAATTTGTCAGTTTTAGCGCCAACTGAGATGTAGATTCCACCAAGTCGCATTATTTTTTCTCAAATTTCCTCTGGATGGGTTTAATGAAATGCCCGTTTATCGCGTCCGTCACTCTCAAAAATACACGCTCTCTTTCCTCAACCTTAAACAATTCCAGCGCCGCCATGACCGCCTCGATCTTGACCGCTATCGGATAACCAACAGGGCCGATTGTCACATACTGATTCCGGACCGCCATAAACACCCTGACCGCATCCACGTTTCTCACATCCAAGCCGACAAAGCATGTTTTGCAGATCGGTTTTTTGTAGTTTTGGCATTGCGTACATTCCGGTGTAGTGTCCGTCCAATCGACCCACTTTATAAATTTGTTTTCAGTTCCTTCTCTTCTTTGGCCGCTTCCTCTTGAAGATCCTCTGCTAAACGATCCCGAAATTCTCTTACCAGGGCATCAAAACCTTCTATTTCCCGCGATGCTCTGATCACGTTTTCAGGCGTGCATTTTAACGGCTTGCCCTCCTGGTCATAAAACTTTTTCCAACCGACCACCGCTGCCGTCAGGGTCTTTTCTCGGTCTTTGCGCCTGTCGGCTTCCTGGATGATTTCCGGTTTCGCGTCCTGGTCAAGGTCGTCCGCCTTATAAACAATCGTCTGCTTAAAGGTTTCGTCCATTATGTCGGAAACCTCGCCCGGATTCAGGTGCTTGATAAGTATTTGCCCCTCATCCGGATCGTTCGGGATTTCAAACCACCGCTCAATCTGCTTCTTGATTCTCATACTTCCCCCTTTTGTTAAGTTTAACCCCAGGCAATGTTTCGTGTCGTCCATGTCAACGTGCTGGAACCCTGCCATGATATAGACCCCTTGACGATTGCATCAACCGGCGTTGCCGGTGTAACCGCCGTACAGATTGCCGTACCCTCATAATAATAATTCGTGGTCACATTCGGCGTTGCAGTATAAACAACGAAAAAGCGCAGGTAATGTGTGTCGCCAGGTTGTGGCTCTGTGTCAGCCGCAGCCCCGCCGGTCAGCCATAACTTCTCGGCGCTCGCCGTCCAGGTGGTCAGGCCCGCCATAAACTCCCGAACCGCGCCATCCTCAAAGCTGGTTATGTCGTGCGCTTCCGAATCCCAATTCACCGACCAGTTGAAAAACCCGCCCATCTGTATTCCCGGAACCGACTGCATGATAACATCGTCACCGGCAGCCTCGGCGGTTAGGCTGTCGCCACCGATCAGCGTAACAATTCCAGCCGCAACACCGCCGGCAGCAATGGTATATTCACCATCGTTGCTGGTTGACCCCGATATGCTGATGGTATCACCAGCTAAAAAACCAGCCGTGACAAAACCGGCAAGGTCGTGCGTCAGCGTATCCGGATCATCATCTGTGAAGGCGATGCCGTCGTCAGCCAGATAACCATTGCGGTAAAATATAGCGCCCTGGTTGCCATGTATTTCAGCCATGACTCACCCCCTTTTAGACGTATGTGTCAGTTAATGTGCCGCTTCCCTGGAACGAATAAGACGTGGTAACTATACCATCAACAGGTGTTGAAACGCTCATGTTTGTTAAAATCGCCGTCCCTTCATAATCGATAGTCCCATCCACGCTCAAAGTAAGCGTTGCGCTGTCGCCAGGCTCGGCCACGTTGGCTGCATCAAGCTGACATTCAGCCGTTGCCGTCCAGGTGGTCAAACCACCCTTGAATGTCCGAACCGTGCCATCCCCAAAATCGGTGATGTCATGCACTTCGGCATCCCAATTAAGCGTCCAGCTTTTAACGCCAGCGGTGATGTCAGTAAACGTAATCGACCCCGCGTTTCCATGTATTTCAGCCATTTTTATTACCTCCTGTTATTTGTTATCTGGCTTTTTGTATCTTCACCATGTACTGTGCAATATATCCGTAAATGGTCGGGTCGGCTTCCAGTTGGTTGTTGACCAAGGTCTGATCCCGAACCATAGATATAAAATTATAACCAGCCACCGTTACTGTGGCATAATCATACCGCGTGTATAGCGCGGCAAGAATCGTGCCAGCTTCGGTCGCGCTGTTCTTCTGACTGTAAATAGCAAATTGCAGCCAGATTTCTTCCTCGTTTTCGGTAAACGTCGGCTCCGGCATCCCGGATATATAAGAATAAACGACGTAAGGAAATGTCGCCCTCGGTGGCGCTTTCTCTAAATATTGCCGGCCACCGATTGCCACATAATAAGCGTGAGCCGGCGTGCCTGTAAATAGTGTTGTTATGCCTGTAAAAAGTACGTTCATTTTAGCGCGTCCCTAAACATTCGTTGTATAATGTGTTTATGCTTGTGCATCGACGGTCTTAAATATGGCTTTGCTTCGTCCTTGTACGATCCCAGCTCGACAAAGCTGGCATAAAACTTTTCGTAATTCCCCTTGCCCTGGACTACAACCAAATAACCCCCATCTTCAAACCGGCTCTTTTTAACCTCAACAGAAGTCGCCAGAACTCCGGTGTCCCAGGGAATCGCCTGCCTGGTATGTTTTGCGATCAGAACAGCCCCATCTCGACTGACAGCATGTGTGATGGCCTTCACTTTTTCCCTAACTTCCTTGCCGTGCCACTCTATTTTCACACTTCCTCCATACACAAAAGCTCAAGCAACACATTACGCTTATCGACGTTAATGATTGAAATTATATTAAAATACTTGTCAGACTTTGCAATATGGTCGAACCATTTGACGCGCATATCAGCCGTAATCTCGAAAGTCCTGGGATGCCTGATGCGGATGCGATGGTTGACTTGCAGTTCCAGCTTTAAAGCATCCAAAACCTCGGTTGCTTTCATGGGCCAGATCGCCGCCCTGGTCGGATATAGCCTGCTCCACGTTTCGGTAAAGCCGCCCATGCCATCTGCGGTCTGCGTCTTTTCCTCGATAGTTATTGCATGTCGTAAATCGCCCGACCTGATCATTGTGTCACCACGTTGTGCAAACGATACGGCATTAGAAGATCGCCAACAGCCTTTAAATTCTGCGATGTTATCCCGACAAGCACATCCCCCCGGTTGTTATACAGGTCGTCGATCATAATCTTTATGGCGTGGATAATCATATCCTCAACATCGCTTCCGGCGTCGCCGTACCCACAGACAAACTCGATTTTAATAGGGTTTTGCGGATGCAACGTTTCTGTCGGCCAGGTATAGCCGTACTCCAAAACAATGCGCCCCGGATCCGCGGCGACATCTGCGTTCCAGTCGGTTGCAGCCCAGGTGTTCGCAGTTCCGTCCGTTTCGGTGTATGTTATTATCGGCGCAGTCGATGTTTGGAGCTGGCCAAACGGTAATATGAAAGCATCCTCGCCACGCGGCCACGCGTCATAGTAAGCATACCAGGTCTGCGTGATCAGCCTGCGCCTCAAATACTGCTCGGCCTTTTTGGTTGCGGTTACAATCAACGCCTGTAAAACATTGTCGTCCTCTGTCCATCCAATCGTGATGTTGCAATGCTCCTTTGCCTGCTTTAACGTGACCGGATATGTTGCCGGCGCTGTTTTTAATGCGGTTTTCATGCTGCGATATCCTTTGCGTAAATTCTTGTGAAATCAAACTCCATAACCGAACCGTCAGACAGCGTGATTACAAATTCAAGCGAATATCGCCCTGCACCCGTCGTTGCTGGATATTTCAACTGCGTTGTAATAACCGTCGTTGTGTTTGCTTCAGAATCAACGATCTCTGATGTCCTGTCCGTGCCGCCCTCATCAAACGCCTTAACATCCGCGCTTGAAATGGTTGTGCCGTTCGGTATGGAACCATCATTTGCCGTAGCGCTCGACGCCGCTGCAAATGTAAACGTATAAGGAACCGTCCCTGCTCCCGGTTGTAATATTATTGCCTCAACCCCGTCAAATGAATCTGCCATAACAGCCTCTTCTTTATGGTTTTACCCTGGCATTAAAATTAAACGCCTTGCTGTTCGCATTAAAATTAAACGCCTTGCTTTGCGCATTGAAATTAAAAGCCCTGTTGTTTGCGTTGAAGTTCCACAACCCTGTCAACCTGATCCGCGTGTTAAAAGCGTAACATATACCGCCGGTGTCGCTGTCAACAGTCGCCTCTATATATACCGTGTAAGTCTTGCTTACCTCAAAACCGTTCCCCGGCGTACAGGCAATAAGCTCGGAATAAAAGCCTGTTGTGCTGGCGTCGTCCAGCTTGGCCATGCTGCCAGTAAGTATGGCGGTTGCTGTTTCATCTTCGTATATTCTATAAGCCGGCGCTAAATCCGCATCCGTCAAAACCCCCGTGTCCGGGTCATGCGTACAGATAGAGAAAACCACATTGTCCCCGATTCCTATTTTTGACGGTATTCCCATTTTTCCCTTTAGGCAACAGCATTGAAAGCGTAAGTTGCCCCGCCGGTGTCGCTGTCAACGGTGGCGGAAATATAAACCGTGTATGTTTTCCCGGCTTCAAATCCATTTGCGGCTGTGCAGGCGATTAGCTCGGTATAAAAACCCGTGGTGTTCGCATCGTCCAGTTTGGCCATATTCCCGGTCAGTATTGCCGTCGCGGTTTCATCTTCGTAAACCCTGTATGCCGGCGTCCCGGTGGCGTCGGTCAAAACACCCGTGTCCGGGTCGTGCGTACAAACCGAAAAAACCAAATTGTTTCCTATTGTAACCTCACTTGGACAACCCATCTTTAAACTCCCCGCAAAAT